TCCTTTCCATGCTGGAATACCAGCCATTTCACACGTTCTAAAATTTGCAAGTACATCCTCTTCATCACCATAATCTTGACGTTTTACATTGTGAGTATTTTTCATCTCATCTAACAATTCATAAAATCTTTCACTCTGCGACATGACTAAAATTTTTCACCTTCTCAAATTTAATTGTACTACGAAACTTATCTACTAGTACATCTTGTTTATGACTTATAACAAATACATTTTCATCACCTAATGTATTGAGAATTTTTAGAAACTCATCTGTACCAGTTCCATCTAATGAGCTGTCAAATATTTCATCCAATATCAATAAATTTGTATTTGTACTATTCTTCATCTTTGCAATAGCTCTCCATGTAAATAGAAGTGCCAAATCAATACGCATTTTCTCACCTTCACTAAATGATGCATACGTAAATTCATCACGATATCTTGACTTAATAGTTTCTTCAAAATTTTCATTCAATGTAAAATTAACATAAAATTCCATAGAAGTCAAGTATGTATTAATAAGTTTATTCATAATAGGAAGATATTGTTTAATGATTTTTGTTTTTATACCTGTGTCCTGTAGCATATTACGTGCAGCTTCTGAATATGTTCTTTCTTCTCGTAATGATGATTTCTGTTGATCAAAACCTGTTACAATTTCTCCCAAGTCTTTTAGTTTGTCATAATCTCCTGTACTTACATCACCAGTTTCTAATTGAGTAATTTCTGATTTTAGAGTTGCATTAAACTTTTCTAATTGTACGACTGAACTATTATTCTTTGCAATATGAACTTCATTTTCTCTTATCTTATTTGCAATATCAGTTATATCTTTTTGTCTATCCTTTGATTTTTTAAGTTCTGTATTCAAATCCTCTAAAGCCTTTGAAAACTTATTGACTTCTTTTTGTTTATTAAATATCATATCCTTTTTAAATAATTCGTCAATGTGTTGTTCGCACGTAGGACAATCGGTATTGTTTTCAAAAAAATCAACAACATTTGAATGAGACTTATGTTTCTCAACCAAAGTAGATTTTATATCTTTTAGCTTGGTATACTTTTCCTTTACAACATCACTATCTGAAATTTTGTTCAATAAAGAATCATTTTCTTTTTGAACTGACTGAATCTTTGCCATTCTTTTAAAGACTTCTTCTTCATTGCTTGACATGAGATTATTTTTTTCTTGAATAAGTTTATCTTTATTTCTTTTTACATCATCAATATATTTCTTTTGCAGATTAATTTTTTCAGTAGTTAAATTCAATTGATAATCTATTTCTTTAAGATCATCAGTAATAGTTTTTAATTTTTGTTTTAAAATCATATTCATTAAAGAGAAAATCTGAATGTCAAGAATTTCCTCAACGACTTCTCTACGATGATTAGATTTTAGCTGCATGAAAGGAATAAATGTAGAACTACCTAAAATAACAACTTGAGTAAAACTACGATAGTTTAATTTAAGAATTTGTTGTTCCAGATATTTTTGATAGTCTCTTACATTTGCATGTTGATTATGCATCGTACCATTAATGTAAATCTCAAATACATTTGGTTTAATACCACGAATAACTTTAATATTCTTAGGGCCAATAGAAAATTCAACCTCAACAATAGCAGAACCATTATTGACAGAATTTACTAATTGTGCTTTATTGATATTACGAAATGGTTTTCCAAACAAACCAAAGCATAGTGCATCAAGAATAGTAGATTTACCAGAACCATTCTCTCCAATAATAAGAGTAGTTGGATTTCTATTTAATTGTATTTCAGTAAAGTTATTACCAGTTGATAAAAAGTTTTTCCAACGAACATAATTAAAATGAATCATATTTCTAAATCTTGTGCCTCATTATATAAAGACTTCATAGTATTTTTCAGTCTTTTCTTGTCGAGTGTTAAATCCAATTCATCTACATATCTTTCAAGTAAAGTCATTGTATCCTCTGTATTTTCAATAATATCGTCTGATACATTACTTGCATCAAGTTCAGAAAAATCCTCAACAATCTTAACTTCATATGCATCAGCCATAAGAAGTTTATCTACAAATTTATCAAAATCGTATAAGTCTTTTTTATTAACAACAATAAGTTTTACATACTGATCTTTATATTGTGCAACATCATGATCGTTATAGTTTTCTTGTGTATCATCATAATATATTTTTCTAAAAAGGGTGTATGGATTTACAATACGTTCAAGTTCGCGTGATGATGTATCAAAGATATGAAATCCTTTAGGATCATTATAATCATTCCAGTAAATTTCATATGGTGTTCCTAGATAATATATTTGGCCGTCATCTGACTTGTGATGAAAATGCCCACTGAATACTGTATCAAATCTACGAAAGTATTTTTTATCATATCCATTTTCTGAAAATTGCCCACGATGCATTTCAAAACCACTTATCTCAAGATGGCCCATAAGAATATCTGTATTTGCAGTTTCTAAAAACTCTATAGACTTATTATAATTATTTGCATTAATCCATGGCACAAATAAAATAGGTGTTTCATCAAATTCTACAATCTCAGGTTCAGAATATATTTTAAATCTATCAGAGCCAACAAGTTCTTCCATAGAATTTACTTCATTAGTATTCTTGTAATAGGTATCATGATTACCAATAAGAATATGTAAATCAATATTTAACTCTTTAAATTTATCAATAAATCTTTTACGTAAATCATTTGCAATACGATAACTTATATACTTACGCCTATCAACAACATCTCCCATATGAATACATGTTGTAATTCCTCTTTCTTTTAAAAGAGGAAAGAATATATTATCGTAAAATTTATAGAAGTAATCATTGAAGTTTAAATTATCATTCCTTGCACCGAAATGTGTATCGGTTATAATCGCAATCTTCAATCTTTTTTCTCCATAAAGGTTTCAAGGCCTTTAGTCTTACTTGTTGATTTCTTTTTAGGTTTATATACATCCTCATCAGGAAGCATTATAGTTGGATCGAAACCTACAACAGAATATGAAGAATCATCACCAGACATTGTTTCCCAAGATTCATATGAAACATTTTCTATTATTTTGTTTCTTACATGAGTTTGCTTTTTCTCTTTTGCAATTCGGCGTAGAAACGCATAGTAAATAATTTGAGTAAAATATGCAAAGGGATTTTTTGATTTCTCAGGATTAAAATTTTCTACATATTGTAAGCAATTTTCAATACCATCAGAAATCATATCTTCTCTATATGTGTAATTAATAAAGTTTGGTCTATATGATAAGTGAGTTGCTATCTTTAAAAAACATTCGCCAATATAATTTGATACTGGTGGACGTTCAATTTCTTTTTCTCTAGAATCATTACATATTTCTTTAAACTCAATCATAGCTTTAAGAAATTCTTTATTGTCAACGTAATGAACACTTTTTTGTTTTTTTAATTTTGCCATAGAAACTCCTTACATAATCAATTCATTTATAGATATTACATCAAAACTAACAAAATGTCAAGTAACTATTTAAAACAATAAAGTAACTTGACAATTCTAAAATAATGTGTATAATGGGTATGTATCCCAATTAATGAATTGACTTGTTATCCATAACTAATTCTTCTAGAAGTTGATCATAAACATCTTCTTCATTAACATCCTCTAAAAGTTTTCTATCTTCGGGCTGATTCCATTGTTCCATTTCTTTTACGGCATGTTCATAATATCGAATCAATCCTTCTGAAGCTTCTGCAATTAAAAGAATGTGTGACTCTTTAATTTTAAAATTTGTTTCTTCTGTATAGGGGCCAATCCATCTACTCAAATTTAAAGATTCAACAGAACCATTTTTTGTAGCTCTAGAGAGTAATTCCATTTTTAATGGGAGCTCTATTTCGTATTTACCATCAACATGTTCGTTACTAGCTAAACAGATAATACTTTCCCCATTCATAAGTTTTATAACTTTATATGTGGCATGTACATTCATTTTAGATTTACCTTGCTAATTTCATACGTAAATTGTTGTTCGTTATATATATTTATTCGTTCTGTAAAGTGGGAAAGCGTGAAATTCCTTTTTCCTCTATAAGACATATCATCAGATATATCAAATACTAAAATAGAATCCTTACTCTCACTTGCCCGCAAACCTCTCCCAATTGACTGCAATACTCTAATTCTGGACTTTGATGGTGACGCAAACACGATGTTATTAATGTTACGAATATTAATACCAGTAGAAAACGTACCATAACTTGCAACAATAATTGAACTCTTTTCATTTTCTACAATGGCCCTAATATTTTCTCTTGTATCTGTATCTGTTCCTCCATAAACAAAAAATATTTCACGATCTTTTATTTCTTCCTTAACTTGGTTGTGTAATGGCATACCATGTTTTTCTACCAACTGAAACAAGCAAAGAGTATTACCAGACACATGCCGTAATAAATTAACCAAGAAATCATTTCTTTTCTGGTTAGTGACAATATATTCCAATTCTTCAGCATATGTAAATTCCTTTATAATTTTACCTGTTGATTCTGGATGATTTAAAACTATACATTTTATTTTTAAATTTGCAAGAGTTTTATTATCTATCAACTCTTTTGTGGTAATTACATTTTCTACAGGGCCGAATAGTCCCTCTAATACAAGTCGGTGCGTCTGTGTACCGTCCAGCGTCCCTGTAAGACCATGCCTGTACTTACATAGGTGTAACTTAGTCATTATACCTGTAAGAGATTTTGCCTTAAATAAATGAGCTTCATCTCCAATCACACAACCAAAATTTTCAAAATATTTTTTTGGCATCTTATAAAGAGATTGCCAAGTAGATATCACAACATCCTTTGTAACATTGCGATCATGTCCCTGATATATCTTTTGACAGTATGTACCAGAGCTCCAACCATAATCTTCAAAATCAGAATACATTTGTTCCACTAAAGAAGTTGTAGGAACGAGTATTAAAGTTTTCAAACCCATCATATGGTAATAACGAATTAACGAATATATTATAAGCGACTTGCCAGAAGCAGTAGGAGAAACAAGAAGAGAACGAGATGTTGAAAGGCAATGTTGTACTGCATCAATTTGGTAATCACGAACTTTAAGAGATTTCCCCTTTGATTTTGGTTTGAGGGATTTGACAAATCCTTTGACAACTTGTTTTTCAACAATGCGTTCATTCTCTACTCCTTCTTCTAGTATATATTTAATTTGATTTCTTGAGCAAAATTCTTTTACATATGGCAGTAGTCCAACATATATTTCACCACTAGCTGGACTGAACAAACGAATTTTACCATCCCACATACGATTACGATACATGGGCATAAACTTAGCGCCTGGCACTTCAAAAGTAAAGAAGGTTGATAGTTCCTCTTGTGTTGAAGGTTCTAAATCTTCTAGAACTAGGTACACTTCATTTTTTTTAGATATTCGCATTTTGCAAACTATTAGATTGTCCGTAAGGGCCTCTAACTATAATATTCCAAGATACACTAATTCTTTCAACTTTATTTATCGGCACCCAATGCATTAACCAAGATGGGAAAATATATCCTGTTCTTTCAACAGAATTAAATTGCAACATACTTGAATTATATCGGTTAGGTTTATTTCTTGGTTGTAATACAGAGGCTTGAGGTCTTGGGTCAAAAAATTGTATTGGGGCAGTTTGATCAGAACTATACAAATAATACACACCAGATAAAAAATTATTTGAATGAGTATGTGGTGGATGTGTTTGTCCCATTCCCATTTGATTTGCCCACATACCAGTAATTTCTATGGAATTGTGATAGTAATCTTGATTATTCAAAACTATTTTTGTATTATCTAAGATACCTTTTACCAACGGTTTAAAAACATCTATTTTATGTAAGTCATCTTCTGTTTGTTTAATGGCAGTTTCAGATGAATTTTTTTTCTCTACATAATCAATCATATTTCCATGAGCAAGTTCAAGAGTAAAAGAAGATACAATTGTAGGAAAACATTCGTGAGTTTTTATATCGCTCATATCATTCCAGCCTCAAATTTTTTCCACTCAATAGCGTTCTTAGTATCCCAACCTCTATTGTCAATAGACTTTATTACACCTTCACAATACTTGATGGTATATTCTAAATAACTAATTTTATTGGAGAGTTCTATTATTTCCTCGTCTGAAGAAATATACATTGCTAGGTCAGATTTAAGAACCCTTAAATCAAAA